GGGGAGGCAGGCCGAGCCGGGTGCCTTGGATCTTGCCGGGGAGAGGGCACGGCTCGCCTCGGCGCAGGCGGATGGGCAGGAGATGCGGAACGCGGCGGCGCGGCGCGAGCTGCTGCCGCGCGAGGACGTGCACATGGCGGTCGCCGGCGCGTTTGCCCGGGTGCGGGCGAAGCTCCTCGGGCTGCCGAGCAAGGTTGCGCCGCTCACCATCGGCATGAAGACGCCGGCGGCGGCGAAGGCCGTGCTCGAGAAGCATATTCATGAGGCGCTCCGCGAGCTCGCGACGACCGAGATCGCCGGAGCTGCTGCGGCTACAGACTAGCGACGCGCGCGTCCTCGAGGCGGCCGCCGACTGGTGGCCGATCCTCAGCCCGCCGCCCAAGCTGACCGTCTCGGAGTGGGCGGACCGGGAGCGGCAGCTGAGCGCGGAGGCCTCGGCCGAGCCGGGGAAGTGGGACACCAGCCGCGCCGAGTACCAGCGCGGCATCATGGACGCCGGCTCCGACGCGACCGTCGAGACGGTCGTGGTGATGAGCTCGAGCCAGGTCGGCAAGACCGAGCTCATCAACAATGCCGTCGGCTTCCATGTCGACCAGGATCCCGCGCCCGTGCTCGTCATCGAGCCGACGCTCGAGCTCGCCGACGCCTGGTCGAAGGACCGGCTGGCGCCGATGCTCCGCGACACGCCGGCGCTCAACGGCAAGATCGCCAAGGCCAAGGCCAAGGCGAGCGGCAACACCAAGCGGCACAAGTCTTTCCCCGGCGGGCATATCACCATGGCGGGGGCCAATTCGCCGGCGTCGCTGGCGATGCGGCCGATCCGGGTGGTGCTCGCCGACGAGATCGACCGCTACCCGCCGTCCGCCGGCGCGGAGGGCGACCCGGTCAGCCTGGCGCGGAAGCGCACCACCACCTTCTGGAATCGCAAGATCGTCCTGGTCTCGACCCCGACCATCAAGGGGGTGAGCCGGATCGAGAAGGCGTGGGCGGAAAGCGACATGCGCCGCTACTGGGTGCCCTGCCCGGCCTGCGGCGCGATGCAGACCTTGCGCTGGGCGCAGGTCCGCTGGGACAAGGGCGACGCGCAGGGCGCGTATTACCTTTGCGAGGCCGCCGATTGCGGCGCGGCCTGGAGCGACGCGCAGCGCTGGAACGCCGTCCGCCACGGCGAATGGCGGGCGGAGAAGCCGGAGGTCAAGGGCACCGCCGGCTTCCATCTGAACGAGCTCTACTCGCCGTGGGTCAAGCTCGCCGAGACCGTGAAGTCTTTCCTCGAGGCGCAGGGGGATCCCGAGCGCCTCAAGGTGTGGACCAACACCGCGATGGGCGAGCTCTGGGAGGAGCAGGGCGAGGAGGTCGACCAGCACGCGCTGTTCGCCCGGGCGCAGAGCCGCGGCTGGGACGGCACGGCGCCGATCGGCGTGCTCCTCGTGACCTGCGGGATCGACGTCCAGGGCGACCGCCTCGAGATCGAGCGGGTCGGCTGGGGCCTCGGCGACGAATCCTGGTCGCTCGAGCACCACGTCATCTACGGCGACCTGTCGACGCCGGCGCCGTGGCGCGAGCTCGACGAATATTTGCTGACGCCGACCGTCCGCGCCGACGGGCGCGAGCTCGCGGTGGCGGCGGCCTGCATCGACTCGGGCGGCATGTACACCGACGCCGTCTGCCAGTTCGCGCGCGGCAAGATCCGCCGGCGCGTGTGGGCGATCAAGGGCGACGACGGGCCGCGGCCGGTGTGGCCGAAGCTCGCCTCGAAGAACAAGAAGAGCGGCGCCTCGATCTTCATCGTCGGTGTCGACACCGCCAAGGACTCGGTCTACGGGCGGCTCAGGCTCGCCGAGCCCGGGCCCGGCTTCTGCCATGTGCCGGCGACGCGCGAGCCCGAGTGGTTCGACCAGCTGACGTCGGAGATCGTCGTCACCCGCTACTCGAAGGGCTTTCCGATCCGGGTCTGGCAGCTCAAGCCGGGCGCGCGGAACGAGGCGCTCGACTGCCGGGTCTACGCCTTCGCGGCGCTCCGCTCGATGGCAATCAGCTGGGGCAAGGTCGCGCGGATCCTCGCCGGGCAAGAGGCGAGGAGCGCAGCGACCGGGAAGCAAGAGACAACCCCGTCCGGTGCCGGGTCCTCCTCCCACGGCGCCGCACCGCCGGCGGCCGAGCCTCGCGCACAAGAGGCGGAGCCGCCGGCCGCAAAACCGTCGGCGCCGAAGAAGCCGCAACCGCGGCCGACGCGGATCGTTCGATCGACCTTCCTGAGGCGGTGAGATCCGGTGCGTGGTTCGAGGCTCGCCGCCCGGCACGCAGAGAATCGACGTCGACGTTGGTGCGCGGCTCGCACCTCACCATGAGGGATGTTGGAGCGAGCTGAGATGGCTGATCCAGTCTGGACGCAGGCCAACATCGTCAAGCTCAAGAAGGCGATCGCCTCGGGCACGCTGCAGGTCCGCCATGGCGACGAGCAGGTGACGTTCCGGTCGCTGAGCGAGATGCGCGAGATCCTCGCCATGCTCGAGGACGAGGTCGACGACACCGCGGGCAAGACGCCCGTCAAGGCGATCCGGTTTCAGACCTCCAAAGGGTTTTGCTGAGGAAGTTGTGGTGAACCCCACTTTGATCCGGGGTCAGCCCCACCATGCGTAGCGCTTCCGTCCGGTACCGGATCAAGGGCACGCGGATCTACGTCAAGCCGCCGGCGGCGACCGCGCGGGCGGGCTATGACGCCGCGAGCGTCGCGCCGCGGCTCAGCAAATGGCGGCCGTCCTATGGCGGGCCGAATTCGCTTCTGACCGGCTCGCTGTCGACGCTCAGGGCGCGATCGCGCGATGCGGTGCGGCAGGACGGTACCGCCGACGCCGGCCTCGATGCGCTCGTCACCAACATCGTCGGCGCGGGGATCGTGCCGCAGTTCAATACGCCGGACGCCGAGTTCAACCAGGCGCTCGCCGACGCCTGGCTGGAGTGGACCGACGAGTCCGACGCCGACGGGCGGCTCGATTTCTACGGCCAGCAGGCGCTGATCGTGCGCTCGGCCGCCGAGGGCGGCGACGCCTTTGCGCGCTTCCGGGTGCGGCGCTTGTCCGACGGCCTGTCGGTGCCGCTGCAGATCCAGGTCCTCGAGGGCGAGTTCTGCCCCGAGACGATGAACCAGCCGGCCGCCAACGGCAACCAGATCCGCTGCGGCATCGAGTTCAACGGCTTCGGGCAGCGGGCCGCGTATTGGCTCTACCGCCAGCACCCGCTCGACCTCCTGGTCAGCGGCGGCGGCGACCTGATGCCGGTCGCGGTACCGGCGAGCGAGGTCCTGCAGCTCTCGGGCGTTCGCCGGCCGGGCCTGATCCGCGGCGAGCCGTGGCTGACCCGGGCGCTGATCGCTCTCCACGAGACCGATGAGTTTTCCGATGCGCAGCTCGTCCGGCAGAAGATCGCGGCGCTCTTTGCCGGCTTCGTCGGAAGCGAGGCGCCCGAGCTCGGCGACGAGGAGGCGGTGTTTGCCGGCCAGGCGGAGCCGGACAGCGACGGCATCGCGCTGGCGCCGCTCGAGCCGGGCACGATGCAGGTGCTCAAGGCCGGGCAGAAGATCGATTTCAACGAGCCGCCGGATCCCGGCAACAACTACGAGGCCTTCATGCGCGGCGAATACCGCGCGGCCGCGGCGGCGATCGGGATCCTCTACGAGCAGCTGACCGGCGACTACAGCCAGGGCAACGACCGCACCTGGCGGGCGGCGGTGAACGAGTTCCGCCGGCGCTGCGCCATGTGGCAGCACCACCTGGTGGTCTACCAGTATTGCCGGCCGGTGCTGCGGCGCTGGGCCGAGCTCGCCGTGCTGGCGGGCCGGGTGACATTGCCGGCAGGGATCACGCCGGCGGCGATCGCGCGGGCGAAATGGGCGCCGCAGGCCTGGGAATACATCAACCCGGTGCAGGACGTCGGCGCGCGCCAGGCGGAGGTGCGCAACGGCTTCCGCTCGCGGCGCGACGTCGTCTCCGAGCGCGGCTACTCCGTGCACGAGGTCGACGCCGAGATCGCGGCCGACAACGCCACCGCCGACGAGAACGGCTTTGTGTTCGACAGCGACCCGCGGCGCTCGTCGCAGAAGGGCGTGGCGCAGTCGCCGGCCGAGCCGGGCGTGGATCAGGGCGGCGCCGGCGGCGGATGATAACCGGTTTTCGGTTCTCGGGGTTCGGGGCTCGGGGAAAATCCCGAGAACCTAGTCCCGAAAACCTAACCCCGATTTGCAGAGGGCAACGATGACCATTCTCGTGGATGGCGAGCTGCTCCTGTTCGGGGCGGTGGGCGATTCCTTCTGGGAGATCGGCTTCACCGCGCGCGACGTTGCCGAGGCGCTGGCCGAGCTCGGGCGGTCGGCCGACGTCACCGTCCGGATCAATTCGGGCGGCGGCAACGCCTTCGAGGGCACTGCGATCTTCAATGCGCTGTCGGCGCACCGCGGCGCGGTCACCGTGATCGTCGAAGCGATCGCCGCCTCGGCGGCCTCGATCATCGCCATGGCCGGCGACACCATCACCATGCGCAAGGGCGCGGTGATGATGATCCACGACCCGAGCTCGATCACCATCGGCACCGCCGCCGACCACGAGAAGAGCGTCGAAATGCTCGAGGCGGTCGCCGCGTCGATGGCCGACATCTACGCCGAGCGGAGCGGCAAGAGCGCCGACGAATGCCGCGAGGAGATGGTCGCCGAGACCTGGATGACGGCCGACGAGGCGGTCGAGGACGGCTATGCCGACGGCGTCGACGACGGCGCGGCGGGCGAGCCGACCGCGTTCAACTATCGCGCTTACCAGCATGCGCCCGAGCGCATCGCCGCATTGGCCGATGCCAAGGGCTGGTCGAAGCCCCCGGCCGGTGCGCCACAGCAGAGGAAGAAACCAATGACCAGACAGACTCCGGCGGCCGCCACGGCGGCTGCGCCTGCCGCGGCCGAGGAGAACAGCGGCGGCATCGTCAGCGGGCTGATCGGCCTGCTCGCCACCGTGCTCGGCAGGAGTCCCGCCCAGGGCGAAATGGCGGGCGAGGACGCCCGCCCTCCCAGGAATGCTCCGGCCGCTCCCGCGACCGCTGCGGCGACCGCGCCCGTTGCACTGACCCCGGCCGAGACCGCCGAAATCGTCACGCTGGCTGCCACCAGCGGCGCGCCGGCGATGGCTGCGGCGCTGATCGTCGAACAGGGCATGACGCTCGCCAGGGCCAAGGAGCGGATCGCCTCGGCGAAGGAGATCCGCGACGTGGTCGCGATGGCGCGGAGGCGCTGCCCGGCAATCGCCGAGAATGCCGCCGATGCCTACATCGCGGCCGCAACGCCGATCGCGCAGGTCAAGGCCGACCTCCTCGACAAGACGTTCAAGGCGCAGTCGCCGGAGATCCAAGGCCAGCACCAGGCGGCGACGTCGCCGGCGGCGGCGGATCCCGCGGCGGCCGCGGCGTCGTGGAAGGACGTCGTCGCCAAGGTCAACGCCGAGAACAAGGTCGGCAGGAAGAACGCGGCCTGATCGGTTTTGGGTTCTAGGGGCTCGGTTCTAGGTGCCGCCCCGATCCCTAACCCCGAGCACCTAGTCCCTAGCACCGAGGTCTTAAAATGACCGCACTCACTGAAACGCTGCACACCGGCGGCTTCCTCGTCAGCTGGCTCCCGGGCCTGTCCTTCGAGCAGGTGACGATCGACGAGTCCCAGGACCTGGTCGCCGGCCAGGTCGTCGCCCAGGCGGCCAACGGCAACTATGTCGCCTACGACAACGACACCACCGACGGCGCCGAGGCGGCCGGCATCCTCTACGAGGCGGTGTCGACCGGCACCGGCGAGACGAAAAAGGCGACCATCGTCGCTCGGCTCGCCGAGGTCCGCGACGCCGACATCACCTGGGGCTCGGCCAACGACACCGCCGACATCACCGCCGGCGAGGCGGATTTGGACGCTCTCTTCATCATCCGCCGCTGAACTCGGGATTGGGTTTTAGGGGCTCGGTTCTAGGGGGGCGGGAGGCTCCTCTTTTTCCAGCCCCTAATCCCTAGAACCTAAAACCGATCACCAAGGACACCTCCCGTCATGCTCACCATGAACGTCTTCACCCAGGACGCCTTCTCGGCGACCTCGCTGACCGCGGCCGTCGACCAGCTCGGCTACGTGCCCGGCTTCCTCGGCGCGCAAGGGATCTTCATCCCGCCGCCGCTCGGCCAGCCGCGCACCGTCGACATCTGGATCGAGAGCCGCGCCAACGGGCCGGCGCTGATCCAGACCTCGCCGCGCGGCGCGCCGCCGAGCCAGAAGCAGTCCGACCGGGCCGAGGCGCGGCCGTTCAAGACCGGCCG